GACTTAGCCTTGTTAGCAATCTCTTCGTACTCTTTTTCCGTGAACGAATCGCCAGCAAGTCTCTTGAGCTCACCAATACTTACGTGCCTTATGTGACCACCGTATACGATGTCGGACATATTAGGGTCTTCCGTGTAGCTGTGAACAAACTTAGCTGGGCCCACATACTCAATGGTGATGCCGTAGTTTGGGTCGTTGGTTCTTTTGGCAACACCCATGCCGCACACCACCAAGTCTTCAACACAACGCCTGTATACGCCGTCATCGAAATCATTCCAATCTAAGGTCAGGGACGTTCCAATCTGAGCAGCAATCTCCGCATTCGTCTTTATGTTTTGCTCCATAAAGATTTCTGCTTCTTCCGTAGAGTCTGGTAATTCGGAAGGGTCTAGCTCTGTCTTAAGACCTATCGTTCTAGCCTCCTGAAGTATAGACTTATTTTCTATGGACGACTCTATAAGGGCCTTCTTCTCGTCCTTCTCACCTTTCGAAACTGGGTCAATAGCCTCTACTGAAGGGTATGGTTTGCGGGAAAGAACCTTGTTTACGACAACCTTAACGAACTTAGGTACGATAGGAACTGGACTCCAGTCGAGATTAAGCAGGGTGCCGTCGCCGTTATTAGGGTCGAGAGAGTTTAGAATCTGCTTGTAGATAGACGTGTCTTGCGTTCCATTGGCGTAGTCACGATTTCTCTCGAAGTCACGCTGCCTCCCCCCTACAACAGAGCTTACGTCGTCGGCACTACCCCATTGACCTTCGATGGCCTTGGCATATCTCAGTCCGTAATCGTCCGTAGCCTTCTCCTCTTGAGGTGCTAATGGGTTTGGGAACTTGCTTTGATTTCTGTTGCCTGAGGTCATTGATTGCTATTTGGGCTCACGCAAATATAGCAATACTAGAAATGACTTATTGGCGGACGGGGTACCTCCTGAAAAACACCTTGTCCTCGAAGTTAGATGGAGCTTTCTTAGGATTTGACTTTTGAGCGGCAAGCAAAGCCAAGCCAGCGCTGATTGTCAAGTCATACTTTGTCCTGTTGTCAATCTTAAAGCCAATCCAATCCTCCAATGTTCTATTAAAGTACATGCTGCCCATGTTGCCCTCTTCATCTAAACCGACGTGGTTATGTATGTAGTCTTCTATTGCCTGGGCGTGGGCGTGTATAACATCTTGTGAGTTTGATGGTATCCCCTTGGTTTTAACATTTGAAGACGACGTGTTGTTTCTAAGGTGCTCTGGTCTATCCATGACATAGCCATCATATCCCCTAGACTCAAAGTATCTAACTATACCGTACTTGTTGTTCTCTATGAGCAATGGATATCCGTAAAACACTGCGGCCATAAGGACGTCCTCGTAAAATATCTTAGCGAGTGGTGGGCGGCTGGCATACTCAGCAACAAACATGTTACTAGCTCCGTCAATGTTGAACTTGTTGTATATGTGGCACGCACCCTTAGAACCTCTACTTGAGTCTACCGTCGCGTCGATGTCATAGGAGTCAACACCCCCGCAACCAAGACTTGAATTTGGCGGTACCTTCCTTCCTCGCTCCTCGCGCAGAACACTCCTCTTGTCTGGGTCTGGCATCCACGATATATACCACCTGCCCTGTGAAGATGGATTGAATATAACCTTGGTGTCTTGTACGCCACCTGCCCAAACAAAGTTGCCTCGAACCACTGGGTCGGGGAACAGGGTGTCGTTGTGTTCTATCTGCTCGTAAATCTTACCTATGTTGAATAGACTTCCTTCAATAGAATCCCTAAAGGCCTCGTCGGTGGTGAATGGGAATTGACGAATAAATTCATTTAGCTCTCTTGCGTCGTGCTTCATTGCGTCACGTTCGTTCTTAAGGAACTGCTTAGAACCAAACTGCATATACTCACCATCCATAGCCTCAACGGGTTTATCCGTATCGACAATGGGGTTTCCGTACTTGTCGAAGAATCCCTCAAGCGCATCAAATGCGGGGACAAATATGCGGTACAAGCCAGACGTAGTCCTCCCGTTAGCATTCCTTTTAGCAACGTCGGAATCATCCCACAGCTGCTTGAACTGACTGCCACCCTTATCCATAGGGTTCACGGTAGAACCCACCAAAGCCTTTCCGATAATCTTCCTACCAACAATAAGGCACGTTCTTTCAATGCGCCAAGCCTCACGTATATCCGTTGGCTTCTCCCACTTGCCAGCCTCATCGAGGTAAAGCATGTGGAGTTTCTCACCGTCGTATGCGTTGTTGGTTGTGTTCTTCCAGTTGATTACCGTATTAAGAGCCTCGCCCTTCTGCGAAGTCTTATTGTTCTTCGTGATTCTCTTACTCGGCTCGCGAAAAGCCAACTCCATGCGTGGGTTAGTGGTACCATCCTGAATGGGCTTAAAGAAGAAGGGGTAGTGTCGGAACATGTACACCACCTTCTTCATGAATATGTTCTCCTGCGCGTCCTTACCAGTTTTGGATTGGATACCCAGAAGCTTGTCTTTTATCTGAGTGGCCTCATCTAAGAGTACCGATGAACAGATATTTGTGTAGCCACTACGCCGACACTTAGTATACAGCTGACCCATACAACGAGGGTCTGACTCACATGCCGCCATGTGCAAGAATATGTCTCTCTGGAAAGCTAAGTAGTCAGGATACCCGACATCTAGCTTAGTCCATTGAAGCATCATGTAGTGCCTGCCCGTAATATATGTAGGAATACCTTTATTGAAAAACCAAAGACCCTCACGCCTACGGCGAAACTCCTCTTCGATATATGGATGAAACTTTTCTCTAAACTCCTTGGGCATCTCTGACCACTCATCCATAGACTTAATCCTAGACAACTCTGCTGGCATAGGAATCCTTTGCCACAGCTGCAGGTCGTCTGGTTTTTCATATCCAAGAATCTCCTTCTTGGGAGGCTGAGCGGGAAGAAGAATGAATAACCCCGCAAGTTCAACAACCTCTCCCTTCGTACCGTTGGGGCAAATTGAGATAAGAGCCTCTTCATTCTCTCTGTATACCAGTGACATTATTTACTGAAGCGTTCTGCAAATCCGCCAGAGTAGTCCTTGTTAGCTTCAATCTCACCGTTCTGCTTCAGGTCCTTAACCATCTGCTCTAGCCTTTGCCGTTCTACAATAAGTTCCTTACAATCAACCGCAGTCTGTTTAATGGATTGAAGCTCAGCCTTCCTAGCACTACCGCTAACTTCTGGGTCGACAGGCTTCTTAATCTCCTGAATCATGTTGTTGATTGCAACCTCCATAGACTCCATGAGCCTAATCGAGGCTTCAATGGTTGTGAAGTTAGCCTTCTTCGACATAGAGCAGGTGGTCTTCAGTCATTCTATAAACAACGGAACCGTCATCAAGAATCATCTTGTAGTCGGCATCCGCTGAAAAGCCCACGATAGACCCCTTAACAACACCCTGCTCCTTGAGGTAGCTTGTAGGGGTAACGACCTTGGCTACGTCCCTGTCCTTCACGTTTATACCGAGCTGAGTTATGATTCCAGAATCCGTAACCTTATCTGTCTTATCGACCTCCCACGGCTCTACAAAAAGCCAGTTACCAAGCATGACAATCTCGTTGTCTTCCTTTCTTCGGTACGCTATCGAGTTTGGCCTGAAGCTACCAAAGCTAGACACATAAAGGTCTTCGTCTAACTTGTAATACTCGGTGGTGGTTACGTGGTGATGAAAGAATAGTGTGTCGCCAGGCTTGGCTCCAGTATCAAACCTTGATGGAGCGCAAACTATTTCGCCATAACATATTCTGTTCTCAAACTCATTCCACTTTGAGTCGAGGTATATCTCCTTATCGCCGAGGTTGAGCGTATCGTTAAAGGCTTTTTCTACCCTTACGATAAAGTCGTTTAGAGACTTCATTCAAAATTACAATCGTATTCAACTAAGACGGGTTGATTCTCAACCGTTTTCCAAATATAGGTAGAATCTTCGTCCTCGATGAATACGTTGTATCTCCGAATGCTGTGATTAAACATAGCTCGTTCGTCTTCGACTATGGCTGATACTTTTCCCTTACCAGCCCTCATGCCCACATAATAGGCCATTGCGTCCTTGGGATTTGGCCCAACGACAATCTTTCTAATTAGGTTCATGTTAATTCATAAAGAGATAGTCGAGGGGGTCGTCTGGCTCCTGTGTCTTAGCAAATGCCTCAACCTGAAGCTGAATCACCTCGTCTAGCTCGTTAACGTCTTTTACATTCCAGGTGTACTTAACCTGCCACTCATGGACATCCTCTGAGGCTTCTTCACATACCCCCACGCAACCCATGTACACTATGTTGTCTGACATATTGTACTTAGCCACTATCTCCTCAATCTGCTCGAAGCAAGAATCAATCTCCTCGAACATGGTCTTCTTTAGAATACTGTCCATGTTATCAAGTTACGACAATTACTTCGTAGTGAAGATAGCTGGGAAATCCGTTGTCGACGGAGAGCCAGGCAAGCCAGTTCCGCCTGGAGCAAAGTATGAATAGGTCTCATCGCAATAGGCGTTGCCAGTAACTACCCACCTGTTTGTGGCGT